GAAGTCATCCGAGAGTTGATAGCGAGCCCCGTCCGTATCGATGTTGTCCGTGCCGTCACCGTCCGGATAGAACAGGACCGTAGCCTCCCGATTCTGCCACCGCCAACCCATAGGCGGAGCGGAAGCAATGAAGAACTTGATTCCGTCGTTCACACAATCCAGACACCGCTCGAACACTTCTTCATCGACAGGAATCAGAGCCTTGCTCTGCCCGTCCGCACCGTGCCAGGCAACACCTGCCGCCTTAGCTACCCGAAGAATCAGGTCCTGAACAGTGAACGCACTCGTCGGTTCGGCCATCCCTTATTTCCTCTGCTTTCTTTGCCTCTTCGTAGAGCAGACCGAGGTCACTATCGATGGTCGCTCGGTCATTGCGCTTGAATGGAATCTCGCCAAGGACGGTCCATAAACGTCTGTATGATTCGTGTATGTCCACAACATCCCCCAGAAAAACAGAACCCCCCCGGAGGCCACACCGGCGTGTCCGGAGGGGATCAGATCAACACTTAGTATTCACGAGCCACGCGAACCCAGTCCACGTAGATACCGTCCGCGTCAGCCGCCGTGCCGTCGGCGGTGAAACCGATCACAACGTCCATATCCGTCGCGCTTGGGAAGTTGGCGTTGGTTGCGCTGATGTCGATGGCTGCGGTATCGCCCAGATCAACACCATCGACAAAGAAGCGAACCTCGCCCTTTAGTCGATCAACCTTGAAGCCAAGGCGGTACCACGTAGCTGCGGCAATCGTCTTCGCAGCGCCTGACTGAGCCGTGCCACTCGTGGCCTCATTGTAGGCGTACTTCAAGGCATCGCCATCACCCGAGAGCTGCACAAACCCGATGTAATCCACATCGGCCAGTGAAGACGCATCACCGCCGAGACACCCGCCACTGTCCTTGGCCTCGCCGGGCTGAGCCAGACCGACGAAGAAACCGGCATCGCCATCGGTAATGGAAACCGCCTTGATTCGGGCCTCGAACCACAGACCCTTTGCAGGCGTGCCGATACTCGGGGTCTTAAACAAACCACCGGCGTTCCCACCGGTCGTAATCACCGTCTCATCGGCGTCAGTGCCGTCAGTTTGCAAAAACAGCACGCCGTCATCATCAGCCTGCAACGCTACATCAGCCTGCTTATCCGACTGACAATACACATACCAGTTGATGTCCCCGGCTATAGCGCCGAGGCCGCTGATAAAATCAGTAGCATGGGCAATACCCAAGGTCGAATTCTTGAAGTCATCAAACTTGTGAATGCCCGCTGCCGGGTCCGCCAAATACGTGCTCACCGGGCAATCGTCCCAAATGATGGGGCTCGGGGCGCGCGAAGTAACAGCAGCGGCGCTGCCGTAACGAATAGTTCCACTCATTAAACCCTCCTCTGTTTCTGGGGATTAAAAACGAAACGGGACGCCACAGCTCATCCCGTCAAAGACTTGCCCACTGTCTATAGCGTCTGTGGTGTGGGTTATTCTCTGTTACGAAGTCAGAGCCTTGTGCAGGACACCGCCGACCTTCCGACGATTCGTACACAAGTTCTGATGAGCCCCGTCCAGAAAGACCGTAAACGTGGTATGCTGCCCACGATCCGTCTGCGGCTCACTCTCTTCCATCCAGTATCCGTCATGAATGATCGGCTGGAAGTGCGAGAAATCGACCAGATATAGAGGATCGGTATCGTCACCAGTCTCCGGATCGGTGTCGCCCACGAGCTGCGGGATCGGAATCACCGGCGTCCGATTCAGGAGCACCAGGTCACCGTCGCCAATCACCATGTTATGCAGAGCATCCTTGCCCTTATGATTATCATCAGCCGCGTCAACGTAATCCATCAGATCATTGATGAGATCGTAATCACAGTAGAACCGCTTCTGCATGGCGCGCTTGTTGCTCGGATCGTTGATGAACAACGGGGCCTTGAAGCGAGTCTTCATGAACATCATCCGGACCTTCTTCATGAATTCCCGATTGATGTCAGTGTAAACATCTGCGAAGTTCCGCCACATCGCATGCGTATTGGCCGACAAATTCGCACAGGTGGTACCAGTGGTTCCGTCCTGAAAACGAATCGTCTTACCGACAAACCCGCCGGTGGTCGAATCGGCGTCCACCATGTTAATGAAGTACGGAATACCGTAGGGATACAGATCATCATCAGCGTCGGTTGGGGTCTTCCAGAACCGATCCTCGATGAGATCAGCCAGAGCCCACAAACCGTCGATTCGTCGCTGCTTCATCACGCGAATGAAACCCTTGACGGAATTCATCTGGTGGAGGATTTCGAGGTCGTCCCACGAATAGTTGGTACTCAGACGAGTCCACGGCACCTTAATCGTGCCCATGTGGTCTTCCACGGCCGGATCATCGGTTTCATAGTATCGCCGGTACTTGGCGTTCCCGGTATTGTCGAGCATGACCTTCCGCTCGATCTGTTCACCACCGTCGATGACGAATCGTTCCTGTTGATAGATTCGACACGCTTCGTAATCCTGATTGTCCCAAAGGACATCAAACACCTGCTTGGGCAGGTCATTAATCGTACTGGCAATAAGACCAGCCAGTTCCGTCGCTTTTACAGCCATTCACTCCTCCTCCTTCTAACCAGGGGGAGCGGGTATCACCTTATACCGAATTTCTTGCGAGCCTCGGCAAGTCTCTGCTCCGTCCTGGCTTCCAATTCTTCCTGGTTTTTAGGTTTGCTCTTGGCGTTGTTTGATGCCGGAGGCCGGTTCTTCGTGGGTCGCAAAGTCACACCCTTACCGCGCTTCTTGACCTTACCCACCAGCTCTTTCCGCACTCGCTCCTCGCGCACATTCTCCGTCAGAAGCATGTGTGCTTTCTCCAGCGCCTCCGCCACACTCAACTCACGTCCGTGCATTTCCGACCCCAGCCAAAGCGCATCCGCCTCATCAATCAAAGCCCTGCGATTCGCCGCCTGACCGGGCGTCATATTACGCCCCTCAAAATCAGGCATTCCTTCCTCGGTGAAGGCCGAACCATAGAAATCCTCAAAGGTCTTCATTCGGTCACTACCGAGGAACGTGAGAATCTGCTGAGCGAGTGACAAATCCATCTGCTGATTCGCTGGTTCGGGATCGGCGGGTTTCTTACTACCACCACGAAGCTCCTTCAGAGCCTCGTTCAATCCCTCTACAATCGGCAGCAAATCATTTTCCGGATCGGCCTCTCGCAAGGCTTTCAGGTCGATGAAATCTTTGGTTTCCGGCTGCACTTCTGGCTGTCGCCGTTGCTGCTGCTGAACCCGGACCCGTCCGGCTTGGGCAAACTGACGCGACAAATCATTCATGGACTTGTGCATCTTCTCAAGCGTCTTCAACGCCTGTGTCGGGCTCGCTTCGTAGAACTCCGAAATCTCTTCCGGGGTCCATCCGTTATAGTGAGCGGCCCTCAGTAACCGCTCAGGAATGGCGGGCTTTTCCTCTTCTGCCGGTTCCTCATCATCGTTATCGTCCTGCTCGGGAAGATCGTCATCCTCTGCCGGTTTCTCGTCCGGGGTAGAGTCGTCGTCTTCAATCTCAGGCTCGTCATCGATTTCCGGTTCCGGGGTAGAAGGTCCCCCACCAAGTTCTGCCAAATGCTGTGCAATCTTGCTTTCAACGTCATTGTTCTCATACGCACCTTCGTCAGTGCGCATATCTTCCCCCGTGATTGATCCAGACATAATTACTCCCGAATATGGGTTAAAGAGGTAAGATCGAGGATCACTTGTCCTTCGATGTTGTCTTCACGCGCTTTGCGCGGCGTCGTATTCGCTGTGGGTGTTTCACCACCCCGGATTTCTTTAGGTAGTCTTCATGCTTGCGAAATGAGTCAAACACCGGTCGTCCATCCGGCAACACTTTCACATCGGGAAATTTTCTCCGGTGTTCCGGTATCTGCTCCGGATTGATCGCCAATGTGTCACTCACTATCGGCCGATGATATTCTCTATCGCCAACATTAGCACGTTCGGAGTGATAATCGCGCTGCATCTCGCAACCGCACTCTAAACAGTCATGCGGCTCACTACACTGTGACATCGACCGCATAACTTCATCCTGGTGGCCGCATTCCGGGCACCAAAAAACATACGTAGGCGTATTTCACCCCCCAATCGATCGAATCTCTTCATCAGTCAAGGCACCCCGCAGAGCACTTCGTTGCTTCTTGCGGGTTTTCTTCACCTTGCCAAGAGTAGATTCAGATTTCTTTTTCCTCTTCTTGCGCTGCTGCTTGATCTCTGCCTTGACGCCTTTCTCGAACCGCTTCATCCACTCCGATGTGTACATTTGCGGATAAGTTTCGCGAAGACTCGCGTTGACCAGGGCTTCTTCCCTGCGGCTGCGCGGCCTGGCCTTGGCGTTAGGGCTTCGTTTAGCCAAATTGCTGCCCTCCAAACCCGGCCGCTGACTGTGCTTCTCCGGCCGTCATCTGTTGCATCTGATTTTGCTCCGTTGCAGGTGACGCCACCGGCCGTTGACCGGCGAATCCACCGTTCTGCAACACACCCGCGAGTTGTCCTTTGCCCGGATTCTGCGGCCCGAACATCATGAACGTCTCCATACGCTGAGCAAATTTCGGGTCGATAAAGACCTCTTGAACAACCTCATCGATCCCCAGTTCCTCTGCCGCCTGCATAAGAGCACGAGGTAGATCAAACTCGATACCCATCTGCATCATTACCATTGCCGACTGCACCATAGCGGGCACAACGTTCGTGTAATAATCCAGGAGTCGCTTTGAGCGGAGCGTCGGTTCCAGAATCGTCATCGAACGCTTGACGATCTCAAAACTGTATTCCAGGAAGTCACCCCGCATTTGTTCAGGCGTAAGGTAAACCTGAATCTCCTCGCCACCTGTTATGCGGCGGATCAATGGGATGCCGGGTTGACCAGGCTGGAACATCAGCGGATCATAGAATATGAACCACGCCTGCTTTTTGCTGATGTCGGCGTATGACTCCGCCATCATCGTCCGCATGTCCTCAACGCGCAGACTTGCATTTGCCTGTAAGCCCTGGAACTCCGTGGCAGTATCGGCGTTGCTCGTGGCAATTCCCATCATCTGATCGGGATTACCGGCCATGTAATTAAACCACCCTCGAAGCTCCTGAATCATTCGCTCGTTATCAGGATTCTGTCCACCGAATGACGCGACATTTACCCCGTTTGGGTCGTTACACGCAATCGAGGCACCGTCTTCCGCCGTGCGGATCGCTTCGGCCACATCTGCCAATTCCGGCCGATAGAGCAAAACGTCTTTCTGGCGCTCTGACTGGCCCATGAACTTCTTGAAAATCTCATTGGCCATGTCGTTCAAGTCGCGATACACGCCGACCGGAGCAATGGGGAACGGATTGTCAGGAACCGGCTGTGTCAACGAGCCAATCGTGTACGGTCCCTCAGCAGGACCATAGTAGTCCTTAATGAGCAAGAAGTCATCCAGCGTTAATTGCTGCGGGTCAGGGATATATGCCACGGCCTCCGCTTCCGGGACACAAACCTCCACGACATACACATAATCCTGAAGGTCAAACATTCGTTTGGCCTGTTTGGAATCTTGTGTCATCGATTGCGCCCAATCCTTCTCCATCGGATGCTGAGAAGCAGACGGTAATCGATCCACAATCTCTTGTTTCATGCCGAGTTCAACTAATTGCTGCCTCGGGACTCGCAAACGATGTCCCATGAAATTGGCCTTATCAAAAGCCAACGCCGTGGGATCAAACGTGAAGTCATCCATACTTACAACGTCGGTATAGACCATGCCAGGATCGACATCTTCATCGTCGCCGATTGGAATCAGCAAACCGGACGCCGCAATACTCGTTTTGGCGATAAAAAACCCACCGAGTATTGTATCCACGAGCGCTGCTCGCATGATCTGCTTCATTTTGAGCTGTTTCTGGAGTCGATTTAGAGCCAGACCAAGAAGTTCCGCTGTTTCCTTGTTCCCTAGGAAATCAGTTGTGACCTTGTTAAGCCCTTCCCGCTGAATTAGCGCGGGTACAAGTGCATGGATGGCGAGAAAGACCAAATTGATCGGCATTTCTCCTGTAAGTCCCTGTTCGGCTTTGAAATAATGCCCGCAATAATCCTTAATAAACAGAGCCCTGGCCCGTCGAAACCGCTTCATTCGCTCGAACCCTTCCTTTACGGCCTGGCTGAGCGTTGTCGCTGTCAACTCTGTCATCTTCCTCCTCACACGAAGCTGAACTTCTTCCTCCAGGAACTCGTTTTTCGGTGACTCCGCTTCCACGCCTCAAACCTGTAACCCCAACTTTTCCCCGGAGCCTGTGGTTTGCCGCGTTTGGGCTCTCCCACGTCCTTGCTGTCTACGGTCAGAGCATCCGCCATCACACGGTCCCCGTGCAGAAGCATTTCCGCTTGCTTGGCATCTTGGAGTTCGGCCGGTCCGATTCCACCACCAGGATAATAGATGTAATACTTCGCCTGCTCTATCGATCTGCGGTCGTGATTGATGAACTTGCCCTGTTTCAAAGCTCGCTCATACGCCTGAAGCAGGAGCATTTTGCTGTCTCGTGAGACATGAAAACCGTATTTGTCGGTCTTTTTCTCCGCCACTGTCCCCTGCGTTTCAGAACAGTAATAGTGCGGATACTTGAACTGCTTGACCAGCAGCTCCCCGAGATCGAGACCGGGACCGTTCTTCTCCCACTTCAAATATGGCAGACTGTGCGGTTTCGCCCCGCCGACCCAGAGAGCTAAAGCAATGATCGTGCGCGCGAACTCATGTGGGCGTGTAGATCGAGAGGCCCACTGAGCGATCTTCTCACCGGTCTGTTTGCACTTTATAGATACGACCGATTCCGAAGCACCACGTCCGGTGGAGGTGTCAATTCCAAACATATATGTCTTCGATTGATCTGGTCGCCCGTCAATGAGTTCGACCCAGACATCGAGGAGCCCGTTGTTCTTCGCCGGTCGTCTGTCATACGCCTGTTGTGCCCGTCGTCGTAATATCCCTGGAATGTCTTCATCTGGAATCTTGCCCTTCAGTTTGATGCTGTGTCGCGAAATCGGCTCCCGAGCGAACAAAACGATGTGCTTGTCCAGTTCCCCAAGGTCAAAGAAGGTGTCACCGGTTTCCAGATCATGCGCGTAACACTCCTGCGCGATCTCCTTCTCCGTCCGCCGCATTTTCTCGTGTTCCAGCCAAGGGGAACTAATCGAGAACTTACCGGTTGTCTCATCTTTGATGACAAATCGGCCGCGTCCTTTCTCGGGATGATCCCAGAACATCAACGGCACGACCTTGATTTGGCCGGAGTTTTTCCACCGAGAGTACGCTGTCCCGGCTCCGGCTGGAGTTGAATTGACAATTCGACACGGCGTCACGTCCGCCGTGGCAGTGCGAATCTCCTCGCCGTTCTCCACCTTGGAAAATTCATCGAGGAGCAATATCTGACATCGGCCACCGGACATCGCATATTTGGCCGTCGTCTCTCCCGCAATGGTCGAGCCGTTCAACTCATTGTGAATGCGCAACTTGGTACGATTCTTACTCCCCCGCTCCAACACGTCCGGAGGACGCATCCATTCAGGCAGCCACGTATTGATGTAATCGTGTTTCCAGAACAAACTATCCGAGGTCGGTCCGTCAACGTAAAACTCCTTACGTGACATCTCACGTATCTGACAACCCGACCGGAATAGCCATTTATGATGATCGAAAAACAGACACTCCCAGGATGCTCCCATGTCACGCGACTTCGAAACCAACAGGTCCTCACCGTGCTCGAAGGCGTATTCAAAATCCGCCCACGCTCTTTCCTGACACTCCCAGGTAATCATCGGCTGATGAGCGATCTTCGCCGGTCGCATCCCGCCCGTAGCGGAATCAATCTCGAATTGCCAATAGGTCCAGCCAAACGTGTTGATCCAAAACAATCCGCTCTCGCGACACGCGGCCAGGAGATCGGCCTGCAATACAGGATCGCGCTCCGCTTCTCTGAGGACTTTTTCTCGGTATTCGAGGTTCTCTTGTTTCCTCATAGGGACCCGCAATCCCGTATGCGGGCACGTCCAGAATTGTCGATCAGAAGGGAAGGGCTCAGGAAGATGCGGGTGCTGGATGAGGTCACGCCCGCCAACTACCTTCGCGTGTTCCATGCCTCCTCAGCTTCCTCTTTCGTTTCGCACCACGGACCTGTTGCGGCACAGGAACAACATTCCATATAATACTGATCGTCAATGTCGCACTTTGATATGCTTTCTTCACTTGCTCCGCAAAACGGACACGGTTCGTAGTGCATCTTTCACTCCCCAGTTACAGTAACATTCGCCATAGCCAAACAATGTGGACATTGTAACGCAATAGTATCAATAAACTGGTAGTGTCGTGGCGCTGTACGAAGAAACTCTTCGTAAGTAGTCACTATTTTGTGCTTGCTACAATTTGTACACTCAATCGTAACAACAGCATCCCTGGGTACCATCATTCATCTCCCGCTATCGCATTCAATCGTTCTTTGTTCGACTCACTCAATCGGTCCGCTATACTCTGCCGCTGCTCCATCTCCTCCGCGTTCACGCCGGGCTTGCCCTCCACTCTCTCCAGGAGAAGCTTGACCCAGGAGAGGTTGATGCCCTGGCAATAATACTTTCCATCCTGCTCGTCCCACTCCAGACCCATTGCCTTTTCCCAAATCGCCCGAGCCAGGGCCTCGCCTTTTGAGACGATTTTCGTCTTGCCCGAATCAGGGTCACGGATCAGCTCGGTCTTCTCGCTGGCAATTCCGCGTAGGTATTCGCTGAGCACTCGACCGGCCCGGTTCTTCTCCCCGAGCTGCATGAGTTCTTTAGTCATGTTTGATATACCTCACCATGCCCGGCAAGCGCATCAGCCAATCATAGGGGGGCTGTCCGTGACCTTGGCATCAATCGCGTCCACCGTCTGGCCGATGTCGTCGAGGTTATACCCACCCACACTGTACTGCTTGACCACCTTGCCCTTGCCCGTGCCATAACTGACCATCACGACCCACTCGCCTTGCGCATCCGGGGTAAATGAACCGCTGTATCGGCCGCTCGTATCGATCTCCGTCATCGTGACATCCGGGAAATTCGTTATGTCCTTCGCCCCGGTCTCGTCAAAAATCTCCATCGTGACCGTCTCGCCGGACTTCGCCCCGTCCGTTTGGTATGTCACCTGAATCGCTTCGTTGATTGCAAAGTTCTTTTCCGCCATGCTCACACCCTCTTATTGTAGTTGTTTGCGGTAAAAAATCACATCCGACCCGTCGTCCAGATACTCCGCCAGCTCTCCCACACGCTGATAGCCCGCCTTCTCATAGAGCTTGCACGCTGCTGTAAAAATCGGATGAGCGTATGTTTCCACGAAGATTTCCCGGTATCCACGGGATCGAGCGATGTCTTCAACGTAAGAAAGAAGCAATCCTCCGATTCCACGTCCGCGCCGATCGGATCGTACCGCCAGGTATCCGAGCCAAACCTTCCGTTTCGATATTTCAGCTCCGATACCTCCGATTGCCACCAATCCGTGAGCGTCGAATCGCGCGTATACCCCAGTCTCATCACCGGTGGCACCCTCCCATTCTGCCTCTGCTCGCTCACCTAACTGCTCCCCCATCGTTTGGTAAATCAGCGGCACCGCATATTCAATTACCTGCTTCGCTGATAGCTCGATCATGCGCCTGACTTGAGCCTGCGCAGCCAACCCTTACCTCCGTTTGCCAGAGACTGATAGTGCAGGCTCGTGTAGCCGAAAGGGATTTGTATGGTGATCGTCTCACCCGGACAGCATACCCATTCGATATTCGCCGCCGCCGTAATATCGGCCAGTCCGAAATGGAACGTGTCGTCATCCTGACCACCCAGGTTGGCCGTGAACGCATACGTCGCGCCCGCAACGACCGTGGTGGTGTGATCCCCGCCTGTAGCGGCGTCGGTTAGCGTCACACCGCTTCCCTTGACCGGCGCACACATGTGAGGATGAGGACCTACTCTTCTATCGGCATTATCAACAATGGCCATCTATGTACTCCTGTTTTCGTTGTTCTTCTGGCACGCCATCGCGTCTCCACTTGTAGTAGTTGAGCTGACGGTCCAACATGAGCTGCTTCGCTTCGGAAAATGCGTTCCCGCTCTTTGTCACCGCAGCAAGTTCTCGCTCGAACTCCTCAAACGACATATCTCTGGCTTCCTCGGGAAATGTGTAGTACGAAATTTCCGCCGCTGAAGCCTGTCGAATTGGTCTGTACGCAGGCAAAACGTCGTACAGGACCCACGCGATCCCGAGAATCAACATAAGTGATACCTCCCCAATAAGGGCTGAGATATAAGTTCAAACCTCGGATTTTGGCGGTTGCGCCAAAGTTTTTCTTACAAATGTAAGAGAAATGTCTGCGGATTGTAGGGGTTGTAAATTTGGTATGAGTTGGAGCGCTAATATGGGGGACCCGCTCGCCCACCGGTCGGCAGACAAGGTGCCACCCCAGGTCCCCCCGCCCCCTCCGTCCGATAACAAACACCCGTCCGCGCGTCCGATAATAGGCACGCGCGCAATCGTCATAACCCGCAAAAGTCGCGTCCGATAAGTCGAATGAAACATAACCCCCATTCTAGGACGCGCTCGTCGGCCTTGATCGGCGGCCGATGAAGCCGCCGGCAACATAGGAGGATACGCGCACGCACGCGCGCACGCGCGCACGCGCACGCACGCGCGCACGCGCACGCACGCGCGCACGCATCGGCCGCCGATTAATCGTTTGGCACGCGAGCCGACATCGTGTATACTATACACACACGCACACCATTAAAGGAGAGGCCTATGAGAATCAATCAAGTATGGTTCCGCCGTCGCCCCGCAATCTATTACCACCCAGCACGTACATGGCGTCAGGGCGTCTTGCAAATCGGATGGGTCTGCATAGGTTGGGTACTCAAGTAGCCCATCTTCCGACGCCCGAATCGCCTGGCCAGTCGCTATCGACTGGCTTTTTTCATGCGCGTCGGTGGCACGCGCGCACGCGCACGCCCGCATGCACGCCCGCCTGCATCAGCGGCATCGGCAGCACGCCCCGAGACCATCGGCCGGATCGAAGCCGTCATCGACGCCCGTGATATTGTCGACAATGGCGACCCACAAAGACCATCGGCGGGATCAAGGCCGTCGTCGGTCGCTGTGTGTTTAAAAGTTGCCTAACATCAATAATCGTCACAATCCACAAAAACCGGCGACACGGGTTATAACGATTATCGGTGTTTGACAACTTTTAAACGCGCAGCTTGTATGTGATATTGTGGACAAAATAAGTCCAAAATACTACGAAATTTTTCGTACTTCCGCCTCCGCGCGGCCGCAAGTCCGGTCTAGTCCACAATTAGTCCGTGACTGTCACGATCTCGGACTAACGTAACCCCTGCCTCCATAAGTACTTATACCCTATTAGTCCATCTAGTCCATCATTTTAGAAGAAGAAAAAAGAAGAAGCAGATATAGGGCATAAAGAGGACATAATGGGTCCAGTAATAATCATAACGGACGCCTTATGCATATTGCGACTATAGAAAGTTTTAGGGTGCCATGTCACGGACTGTTGCGCAAGGAAATCAAACATAAATACTTGCCACACAAGCATTTACATCTAGTCCATTAGGTTTTTGCTCTGGACTAGACATTGAGCTAATCCCTTACCACACAAAGACTTATATCAAAACCGCATTTCGGCGCATGTAAAGGCCGTTTTTGAACGTAAGTCCTTGCCAGTAAAGCACTTAGATTGGACTACCGCCCTGGACTAATCTTGCCGAGACGGCCAGAGGCCGTAGGACGGCCTTCACCCACCGACAGTACCGATTGTCCATTCTGAGGCATCCTGAGGCCATCTAGAGGCCGTCTGTAGGCACACGCAGCCGCCCGCACGCCACAAGCCCGCAACGCACAAAAAATCCTTACGTAAACCCTTGCATAGCAAGCACTTAGCATCTTTCTTGCACTTTTGGTTTGGCAAACGGCTTTGCATGATGTATGCTATACGTGTCGGCAGGATGGCCGACGGTAACATCCGCCAGGATCGGCACGCCGCAAAGCTCCCGCCAAGCGGCAACAAGCTCTAGGAGAAACAAGCTCTAGGGGAACCGATTCCCCGCCACAAAGAAAGTCGGATGCGTCTGTGTGCCCTTGAATGTGGCCCGGTATCCGGCAGCATACGGGGAGGGTATGTCTATGGCTAGCGAACGCCGAAGGCGTCTGCGGCGTGCCGAGACTACCCCGCACGATGTGACCGCTTCCCGCGAAGGATTCGCGCTCCAGAGACTGGAGAGTATACGCCCACGACGGGCGGGAAGCCACATCACATCGACCATACCCTGGGCACCGAAGAAGCCATCCGGGACAGGCGCTTGGTTAGCGCTGTCCGTGAATCGGCAGTCGCGGGGCCGTATGGTGCGGGGACGGTCGAACAGCACGCCAAAACTCCAAGCGTCATACGTTCGGGCCTTCCGAGCGGATTGACGGAACATAGGGGGCTGCCCATCAGGGTGGCCCCCGTTGCATATCCTCTCTCACACCGCAAGCGTCGGCATAGTGCCGATTCTATACGTTGTTGCTCCATTTACGGGAGAATCACCATGCACGTAACGATCAAAGGCACTAAGCTCACTATCACGGTCGATCTGGCAGAAAAGGGAACGCCGTCCTCCACCGGGAAGATGCTTCATTACTTCCTGGCACCATGGACTGATCTTGGCGTCAGACACAATGACCAGCCTCTGCGGGCGATGGTGCAGATCGGGTGTAAGAACCCCGACTACACTGCCGCTTAGGCACGGTGTGCGGGTACGGCCCCTACGGGGGCCTGTCCCCTGCGCCGTGCAGGGACAATCTAATAACGCTTTTGTGTGGAGGCTCTATGGACTTCGAAACGAAGCGTGAAGAGCATCTCGCGAAAGCCATTGAAGCCGAGAAGGCAGGCAATAAGGAGGGCGCGAATCGTTCGTTCCGTCTGGCTGCCTACTGTGACTTCAAGGCTCGCGGGTGTGCTGGTTCGGCCAAGGAGTATTGTGATTCTGTGGGGGACGTGCTTTAGCACACGGTGTGCGGGTGAGAGGCCACGTGTGGCCTCCATCCCCTGCATTGTGGTTAAGCTCTAGGGAGAACATCATGCAATCATTCTGGGAATTGATCTGGTTAGCCATGCTCGCGTACCTGGCCTTGTGTTGATTGCGGGTGTGCGACCGATGGCCGTCGTGTGACGGCCACCGCTCCTGCACCGGTGATGGGAGAAAGGCAGGTGATATGATTTTCGAAAAAGGTGAACGGTATCACCGCCATTTGCGATATGCAATGCTTATCGCGAGTGGCTACGATTGGACTTGCCCTGTGTGTGGCGAGTGTAACCACGAGACGTGTTTTCCGCGAGCGCGGACTGTAGTGTGCGTGGAGTGTAGGCATTCCTTCCGCACGAGAGACCCGGAACATGCCCTGGAGTAGATCAGATGACGCGTGAGAGACGGCTGAAGCGTGAAGCGCAAGCAGCCTGTCAACGGCGTGGGCATATCATGACGCGGTTTCGCACTGATTCGCGATACCCGCGTGCGGCCTTTGCGGCAACGTGCAAACGGTGCCATGCGTATGCCCAGGTTCTCCTTCGGCCCTGGCCGAACGTCGTTATCGGGAGTGCTGTAGCTTTGGAGTGCGACGATGTGTGAAAGTTCGTGTCTTGAGTGTATGCGCTTTGGAGAGTGTATGCAAATTGCGTGGGCCGCCCAGCAACGGAGGCGACAGTGGCGGTTCTGGGGATTGCTCGCCCGGTGTACGTGGCGGGTCTTTAAGGGGTGATGTATGCAGCAGCGTCTCAACGATGTTGAGACGGAAGAGTATTCACTGGAGGTCTATAGGTGTTCGTGTGGATTTGTTGTGGGGTTTGATGCGACGTTCATCGACCAGGTATGTCCTCCAGCGGATTTTCCGTCCGTCGTGTGTCCCGCGTGCGGGATGCGAATTGAAGCCGATCCTGAGTAGAGGGTGATATGCTGTGTGACCAGTGTGATGCACTCGTGATAAATGGCGTGTTGTGCCATGAATTTGAGTGCCCGAACGCGTGGCGAGGTGCTGTCCGCCAGTGTGCGTGGTGCGGGCAGGAATTCAAGCCGGAAAATAAGTTTCAGAAGTGCTGTAGTATAGAATGCGCCGAGGCGTACTACAGCTGACGCGGTACGGGTGCGGGCTGTCGCCCGACAGCCTCATCCCCTGCTGCGTTGTTAGCGGGAGAAAGGCAGGTGGAGTGCATGAAAACTGAAGATGTGCGACGGCGGATGATTCGCTATGTGTCCGCTGCCAGGGACAAGCGTGAGCGCGCCTATCGCGTGGAACGTGCGAGTAGGGCGCTCTATAGGCTGAAAATCCATAACCTGAAGCGGGGGAGATGGCCTCTCTAATAGGAGAAAGGTAAGTGACATGCTAGATTGCATAGTGGTGGTAGGCGTCCTCGTGGCACTGCTGATGCTGTTTGCAGATGATTTATCGTGAGCGGGCGGTGCGCTCGCAGAGAGGAGGGTCCCTATGGGGATTGACTATGGTATGGGGAAAACGAACATCGATTCCGAAACGGGTATTCGGTACGGTGTGATTTCCCAACACAGTGTGGGTTCATGGGCGTTGCAAGACATGGAGTATGACTACGGACCGCCGACGTGTCCATATTGTGGCGGAGAAGTTATCGAAATCAGTGAGTATGATGAAGATACTCTCGAAGGCTTTATGTCAGAACCGTATGAATGTGATGAGTACGTTTGCATCTCTTGTGAGCGTATTTTCGGTGGTGAATCGGCGTTCGGTGAAGCAATCGGCATGTATGTTGATAATGCCGATTACACGGTGACAACGTGTCTGGATTCAGACCTTATGGTCACTAGGTCGCCGTATTTCACCTATGCTGAATTCTGTTCACCGTGTGTGCCAGGGGCCGGAAATCTGGATCAGCCGGACCGGGCCGGACCGAAGACATACTGTCTCGGATATGACTGGTTTGATGAAGACAATCCGTGTCCATATCCGATCTATTCAATCGAGACTGGAGAACTCATTGTGGAGGGTTGAGATGAAAACACAATTTTTGACCGGAGATGTAAATTGGCTCGCTTATGGAGGCAAGTGGGTGTTACCCAAACTGAGCAATGGAGAATTTGACTATTGGCTCGTGGTCGAATTTATCAACATGGATGAAGCCTGTGGCTGTGACAATGAGGGATACCCGAGGTACATTGCGGAAATTTCGGCAGTGTCGCCCGATGAAGCGGGACCGGAGAATCTAACACACGCACTTGAATGTTGCGGCCTCTCGGAAGATGTGGAACTGACGGAATTGATGAAAGTCGAGGTACTGCATACATACGGTATCAAGGCCCTTTGTGATTCATTCTCCGGTAACAATGGGCGTCGGATTTTGCGGGAAGCAAAGCGAGCCTTGGACCCTATTGCGTCTATGTTGGGTTTTTTCATGGACGGCCCAAAGAATCGCATCGGTCATACTGGTTGGGATTGTCTCAAAGGCGATATGTCAATCGATGCCGCTCAGGCGAATCGTGATCGGTGGGGTACCACGCCACCCCCTAATATGCACGTTCAGGAGGCGTGACTTGCCCTCAGACGCGGATCAGTTACAATATGAACTGTTGGAGAATGATGATGAGAGTTGAACACATTGTGATCTGTAAGCTCCACGAGCTTACAGAAGAAGCTCAAGACAAGGCCCATGAGGAATATCTGGAACGTTTTGGCTGGGATATTCCGGCATGGAGGGAAGAGAATCGGGAATCCTTGGAAGAATTTTGCAAGGTGTTCCCGGTCAAGGCAAAGAACTGGTCGTATGGTTACAGAACGGACATAACATCAGTGATAGAATTCAGTGCATATGATGACGACGTTTGGGACTTGACCGGCCTGCGATTGCGGACATGGCTAATTAACAACTTTGAGGAATGGCTGTACAAGGGCAAGTACATCCATATCGTCACCAATCTGAAGCCTTACTCGTACAAGTCCAAACATAGCAAGGCGATCATCGAACCGTCCTGCTGCCCGTTCACTGGATATTGTATGGACGAAAACTTGCTGGACCCGATTCGCAAGTTTATCAAGGAACCGGATGGTCGAACCTTGGAGGACCTGCTGAACGAATGCCTCTGGTCCTGGGTAAATGCCTGCCAGGAAGACTACGAGTACGAAATGACCTTCGAGTTCTTCAAAGAGCACGCCGAGGCGAATGAGTGGGAGTTTTATCAGAATGGGAAAATGATCTGACCAGCCCTTCACTGTAAGCCGACGACTAACGATCCCCGATCGGGGCAGAAAGGACGTGTAACATGGAACGCAATATCATCATCGCCGATCAGACGTATGTGGTTGAGGCGGATGGCTATATTCCGTCGTTGCCGGATTTGTCTGGCGACGACTGGCGGGATCAGGCGGATGAGGCCTTGGACAACGGCATTGAAACTTGCTATAGGTATGCTCTGACAGACGGCCTCAACCTTTATATTGATGTGGAACAGGGCGACATCGTCGGCGTGCAAGTGTCGGCTGAACCAATGCTGGCTCACATGCGAGAGTGGTGGCACGCTATGGCGTGCGGCGACGCGGAAGAGGCGGAGTGGTTGGCCGTTTTGGGCTTCTCGGGTCTTGACGTGTTGGAAACTGCCGACGAGGATTACAACGGCCCCTGCCGCGTGTGGCATGAGCCTTGCTACTATCAGGGTACGTGCAACGCCCCGCCTGACCATTTCGCCCGCGTAGAGGGCACCGACGACATTCGCGAGTTTGTGACTCGCGAGGCGGCCCAATCATACGTGGATGAGTACTACAACGCCCCGAGCAAGTATGATGGTATACCCGCGTGCAATGTGCTGTCTCATGGTCAGGCGGGAGCGGACAAACTCACAATCGTGAAGGCATAAACGATCCCCGGCCCGGTGCCTTGCGAGGCGTCGTCAGCTAACGACCTTCCGCTGTGGACCGTGATGTCACGGTCCCATGCGAACGGCCGTTCCTGTATCTGGTGAGAGACAGGGAATGTACCACCAGATGGACCGTAATTCATACCGGATGGAGTTACATAGCAGAAAGAGAGTGTTGCTATGAATTGTCTAGACTCACAAGCGGAAAGGGAGGGAGCGGCAATTCAACAAATGCGATCCTACGCGCTGCGGAAACCGTCGTGTCGAGTGAAGCGCTGGGAACTACGGAGGGGCCTGGAAATCAGGGATGGGCGTCGTCGATTCAATGCGTTATTTGGGGGGTGACATGACGAAGAAACATTTTCGAAAGCTGGCATACAAGCTGGCGATGCAGGAACCACGACAAGACGGTGCGCTCGATGAGTCAATGATTCTGGATGAACGCCACGAAACATGGCAAGTGTGCTGCGCAGCCGTCGCGGATGCGTGTGAGTATTTCAGTCCGAGGTTCAGCCGTGGTACGTTCCTGGTAGCCTGCCATAGAGACTACTGGAAAAACCACAAACCACCACGTTAAAACTTTGGGGGGTAATATGACTTATCCATTTCCAGTATGTGAGAAACGGGTCAGTTGGTTTGTTGTCGATGCTGTTGCAGAAGCACTCATTGAAAATTCACAGTGGTTTGTCTGTACTCCGTATCCAGATGGAGATTGGCTTATTACAGTAAAAGCGGAGAATGAACATATGTTGGAGGGTTGAGATGAAACGCTACAAACTGACAACGCAGGACATGAAAACACGTCCTGGGGAAAGAAACGAAACACGGTGGGTCGTGGGGGAGTGGGTTGAAGCTACAGGTGACCTGGAACAGGACTTATGTTCGGATGCGTACATTCACTGGTATGACGACCCATTACTAGCTGTTTTGCTGAATCCGGTTCACGCCTGTCTTGATAATCCAAGGTTGTGGGAAGTTGAGGTTACTGGGGACACAAAAACAGACGGACAGTTGAAGGGCGGTTCCAGGCGAGTGCGATTGGTGAGGGAAATCGACGTGCCCAGAATAACAATAGAAATGTGTGTGACATTTGCCATTCTGTGTGCCAAGGCCGTATACAAAGACAGAGAATGGAACACATGGGCAGACCGATGGCTGAGTGGAGAGGATCGCACTACCAACGCTGCTGACGCTGCCGGCTACGCTGCCCGTGCTGTTGTCGACGCCGACGCTGTCTCGGCTGCCAACGCTGCTGCCAACGCTGCTGACGCTGCCGGCTACGCTGCCCGTGCTGTTGTCGACGCCGACGCTGTCTCGGCTGCCGACGCTGCTGTTGACGCTGCCTATGCTGCTGTCGATATTGATCTGAAGAAGATCGCAACAGAGGCCACGCGATGAAGCGACCGTGTGCGAAGTGTCGGAATCGGGGGGCGGTGTTCAAGCCGACTCGGAATTCAAACGACTGGCAACAGGTGATTGCCTGTGATCGGTGCAATCGATTTCGTACCGATCTCGAAGCTGCCAGATGGTATTACAAGCAGCCGAAAGTCGTTGAATTTGATGGAGCTATTGCCGTGGTTGGGGAAGAAAAAGACCGATGGAAAGAACATTGGCCTAAAGTCGCGGATTGAGTCAGTCGAGGAAGTGAGTATGTTGAAAGCTATTCTCTTTTTCATTGGTGTTCATTCAGCCCCGCCCTTGGCGATGTTGGTTCTGGGCTACATGGCCGGGGTAAGGGGAGGGGCCTTGTTGCTGTGCGTCGTCATCGCCGTTATTGCCTGGATCATGTTTTTGGATTTTATTGGGGATCAGGATTGACACGCCCGGCATCATTTGCTATACTATGATCGGCCCGCTGGGTTTCGAGTGCCGATACTGCACAGTATCGGACTCACCCCTAGAGCTTACCAGCGGGCCGATCCTTTTTCTCAATCATCTTCATCAAGGCAGTCGGTCGCTCCCGTTACACTCGGGCGGGTAAGGTGTACGTACACCGTTTCCGTCGTCCTGGTGCTGGCATGGCCCAGAATCTCAGCAATCTTCTTGAGGGATTCTCCCTTCTCGACCATGCGCGTCGTGAAGTAGTGCCGCAGACTGTGTGGTGTGGCGACGGGGTCGATCCTCGCCCGGCGAGACACGGCCTCCAGCATGTGTGAGAGATGCCGTCGATGCTTGTTGTAAGCGGCAACAAACGGGATCGGGTCTTCTCCTTTGTGTTTGAGTAGCATTTCTCGTAGGCCCCAGCTTATCGGAACCGAGCGAAATCGATCTTGTTGTCCTCGCTTGGTTTTTCCTCGCACCACGACATGTCGGTAGTCGGGTGTGAAATCCTTCCAAGCGATGCAGCAAAATTCCCTGGTTCGCGCGCCGGTACGCGCCAGGAAATAGATAGCTTCCCACTCCGTTCCTCTGGCCGCTCGCAAAAGGAGCTGTACTTCTTCATGTGAGAGTATCCGTCGCGAGATTTCTGCTTTCGGTAGGTAGTCCACTTTCCGCATGGGGTTGTCCAGATCGTATTGTCTGCTCACCCAGTGACACAGGCTTTTCAATACATTAATATATGTGTTGACTGAATTGGTTTTCACGCCCGTAGTGACAAGCTGGTCCTTCCAGTCATCAACTTGTCGCCAGCTCAGTTCTTCGAAGTATGGTGGCATGAACGGTCGGAATCTGCGCATCACCTTACAGTACAATTCCGTGGTTGCCTCTGAACGGTGGAGTCGGATGTACTGTAGCCACTGACGAATTACTACCTCAGAGTGATTCATTTTTCTTCTCCTCACGTAAAGAATAGTGATAATTTGGTAAAACGCAAATCGTTTTTCGCCCGAAAAAATCTCGCGTCCCGGCTGTTTGGCAGCTACAAAACAGTAATTGAGAATAAACCACCAGCCTATCCCAGACCGATAGCCCGAGATGCACGACTTTATCGGGCACATTCCGAGGGTATCGTATCATCAGTTTCGAATCAAGTCAAGAAAATTTTTTAGGGGGTGTCGTATGAAACACGTAACGAAACGCGCTGTTGATCCTGTAACGGGATGCCCACGTCACCCAAGGTATCAAGTCAAGCGACGACCCAGATCGGACTGTCCGATCTGTCACTATCTCTGGCAGGGCAAACAAGAGCGTGAAGTAGGAAAGCAACCACGAATTGACGTTTTTAAGTTGAGTAAGGAGATGGGTCTATGAAGAAGTACACGAACACAATCATATATATGGAGGACACTTCATGTTGAACTTCGTTGACTTTGATTGTCACATCGTCAATTTGATTGACGTTGGCATGAATCCACGGCTTCCCAGATTCTGGGAGGCGATGCGCCTGTATGTGAAGACTTTCGCGGGACCGGGGTTACGACCACCGTTGATGGAGCGATTACGTCGTAAACGAGCGGAGGCATTGAAGCATGGCTAGACGTGTTCGGAAACCGTTCAAAGCTCAGACCAATAAAGGTATACGTTTGTCTATGCCCAAGATTGCGGCTATGGCTGAAACACAGCGTGATTCCTTGATCGCGCGTCATGGTCTGGAGCAGGCTCTCAAGGTCGCAAAGCTGGTGTACCAGAAGGTGCAAGCTACTTACAACGTTCAGAAGAAAATGGGGAAGATATGATAGAACACACTGAACTCAGCGTTTTCCGTCCGGCTTGGACTCAACGCAAACTCCAAGCCGGCGGTGATTTGCTCTGGCACGGAATCATAGAAGGATATTTCGACAAGACGCAAGGCATGCCAGGTAAAATCGGTAGGGTTATTGAGCGCAGGCGGCGCAATCGTTACAACCCGTAGCTTTTCACGCCACTTTTTCACTTTTTTCTTTCACATTCCTCATAAAATCCGGGGTTTGAACTTATATTCCAGCCCTTTATTGGAGGCGATTAACATGCTCAAAAAGACTTTCGAAGATTTTGTTGACCTGGCGTTTTTCACGTCTGGCAAACACGAGAAATTGGTGACGACAGAAGATGAACAACGAGAGCGAGAAAGGATCAGAACGCTCTTGTTGTCACACATGCGAAATCGCGGTGTTACCAAGCGTCAGGTTGTCTGTTATATCAACTGGGTTAATGGAATGACTCAAGGACAAATAGCAGACGAACTTGGTGTTGAGCAACCAGCCATCAGTCAGTTTCTTAATGGGCTCAAAGACAAGTGGCCTCATCTCTTTCAATTCCCGGAGGTTGTTATGCACCAGTACGATCCTCTGCGAGACGACCACCAAACTCTGAGGCAGTTCTAATGAGCAAGGGTGATGCTCGGCGTCCGAAACAGATCAGCCCGGAGGAGGAAAACATCCGTTGGCTCCTGGCTGAAGGTCGTATCACATTTGATGAATTTGAACGCCGATTCAATCAACTCTTGCAACACGGTAAGATCATGCGCAGTGGTCAAATCTTGTCAGCGTTTGATTGGGGGAAATGATGAAGTACATTTACGTTAAGACATTCCGAGAAAACGGACGATGGCAGGTCGAGATTGTTCGTGTGTCAGAGAACAACGAATTCGATATGCCGGGTGAACAGCTTGGGCCGCCAGATATATGGCTTGAACATGGTGAATTCTCAATACACAATATCGGATTCAACACTCGTGAAGAGGCTCGTAATGCGATTCAAGAATTCAATAATTGCCATGCGGATTATCACATTAGAGGAGGATTGCACTGAAGCTAAAAACGAGCAACCCAAAAGACGCTGTCGGCATTCGGAAAGTCCCGTTGTCTACCGTACCATGTGGCCCGATTCTCGAAGCCGGACTCGGTATGCTTGAAGGTGCCCGTAAGTACGGGCGGCACAACTACCGAGTTGTGGGTGCGCGAGCGTCGGTCTATTACGATGCAGTGATTGCCAGACATTTGATGCCGTGGTGGGAAGGGCAGGACATTGACCCCGATAGTGGGCTCTCGCATATCACGAAGGCTATCACCGGTTTACTCGTGCTCCGTGATTCAATGCTGAAGGGCAACTGGATTGATGATCGCCCGATTTGCAATGAGATAGACTTAGCTGAACTGAATCGGAAAGCGGCCGAGATCATTGATCGATACCCAAACGCGGAAATACCGTTTACGGAGGAACCTGTATAGTGCAACGATGTTTTCTTGACGTTGATGGAGTCTTGTGTGACTTCATGGACGGAATTCATCAAGCGTTGGGTATCGATTACGACCCTTCGCACTGGCCTTACAAACACGGACCGGATGGGTGGCACTTTCATGATGAACTGGGTTTGACCTTTGAGCAGCTCAGTGCTCATTGCGATTTCACATTCTGGCAGAACTTGCGATGGACTCACTTCGGTCGGGACATTCTTCGTGTTTTGTTGCAACATTTCGGCAAAGAACAGATCACGTTGCTGACTTCGCTGATGCCACATATTGAATCGGCCTCGGGAAAGATGGCGTGGATCAAGAAACATCTGCCGGAATACGAACGACAGACGATCATTTGTTCGTCACCAAAGGAAATTCTAGCCGGTGTGCCCGACTCGTTTCTCATTGATGATTGTCAAAAGAATGTGGATCGCTGGCAGGATGCTGGAGGAACAGCCATATTGATTCCACAACCCTGGAACTCCCTTTTTGATGTGCTGACGTGGCCCGCTTTCAATCTCAGTTCGGTCTTGGAACTCATTCTTTCGGAGATAGTCCTAAGTGGCAAGAACACTTGTAATACCTGACCTACATCTGCCCGCTTGCCGGACAGGGTTTCTTCAATTCTGTTGCGATTTGTATGAACAATGGGACTGTGACAAAGTTCGATTCCTCGGTGATGTTGTGGACTGGCACGCTATCAGTTTCTGGGCGAAGCACCCAGATTTACCAGGGCCGAAGGATGAATACGAGCTGGCAAAACAAGAAGTACGACGGTGGAGTGAAGCGTTTCCAGCGGCAGATGTGTGTATTGGAAACCACGATGAGCGCCCGACGAGACTCGCGAGAACAGTGAGCATACCAGATTTCATGCTCCGGCCGTACAACGAAATCTGGCCCGCTAAATCATGGGTCTGGGAACGCCGATTCGAAGAAGATGACGTTGTGTTTCTTCACGGAACCGGATGCCGGGGCATTCACCCGGCGTGGAATCTGATGAACAGTAAGATGCACCGGTCTGTTGTGATCGGCCATTGCCATACCCGTGCCGGGATTAAGTGGTCAAGCAACAAACGTGAACGCAAGTTCGGTCTTGATTGCGGATGTGGGATCGATGAGGAGAAATTCAACTTCGCCTATTCCACAGACAATCCTATTCGACCGTTCTTATCTGCCGCAGTAGTCATCGACGGGATACCATACTTTGAACCGATGCGATGCGGCAAAGGAGAACCGTACCACGATTCAAAATTCAAGAGGAGAAAGTGATGAATCTACCATTCACGAATGAACAACTATATCCCGATCAACAATATGACGGGTACTCAGGACCTATTGAGCGATTGGCCCTGTCAATGGAAAGGTTTACTGCTGCTCGACTCAAAGCAAAATTGCGGCGTTTCGGTATCGACCCCGATATAGTCTTCCCTGAGGATTACATGTGCCGTGACAACATAATTCATCTCATCCGTTATTACTACGGTCTATATTTCAGTATGGATGAATCACCTGCGTATTGTGCTTATGGGGACACGCCGATTGAAAAGCTGAACCGCAGATGTTTGGTTTACCTGAGTCAGTATCTTCAGGCCGTACTTGCCGAGGACAATCGAAAAAGGAGGAAGCGATGAATCCATTGTATGAAGAGTTCGTTATTAGAATTCCCAAGATTGAGACTCCGTGCCATAAGGAACGTTTTCGCAACTGCGAAATGATAACGGTAAACTATATTGCTGGTACCCAGCTCAGGGCACGACTGCAAACTTACGGTATCGACCCCGATATGATGTTCCCCGAAGATTACATGCACCATGACGATTTGCTTGCCCTCATTCGTCACTATTACGGTCTGGTTTTTGATGACGACAAGACATGCATGTGTTGCTATTGCGGAATGCCGATTGAAAGACTACAGCACAGGCATTTGATCTTCTTGAGTCAATATCTTCAGGCTGTTCTCGCTGAGGATAATCGGGAAAAGGAATGATGGGTTTCTCAAATGAACAGTTAGTTTTGCTGAAGTTGAAGAAAGATCGTGCCACTATTCAGCTTAACACAGAATTGCGGCGAATAATTGATGGGGAGAAAACGATGAATTATGTCAGCTTTAAAAGGCTCAAACATGTAATGTATCGCATTTCAGACTTAACCGGCGACAATTTTTCTTCTGAACGAACAGCCTTTATTGGGTCGCATGAAGAAGAATCGGCGGGAAATCTATATCTGATTACGCCTCGTTGTGTTATTCTGGCGGGGGACCCTACGCAAACATGGACACCACCTGACTGCGTTTTTGTTCGACGATTCGTCGATGTGAGAATCATGGTGCTGGGGTGAGCAAACCCCCAAGAGCGCCACGAAAGAAACGGGTTGAATTCCCTGACCCGGATCAACACACTTGCAAGACCGACCTTCGCAAAGCCATTCGCAAGACCCTGATTGATCTACGTGAGCATGTTCACGGCAGTGGTAGAGAACGACTGATCCGCTTTTCAAATGTGCTGTCTGCGGGCGGTTTCCATGATCCTGGTCGCCTGCCTTACGGCCGCACCACCGGCCGCAGTCCCACGAAGCGAGCTGAAGATTGTCTGACGGCGATGATCGCCAAGATGATTTCCGATTACTGGTGGGTTGAGCTTGGGGAATCGGACGACATCGAGAGTGTACAGAAGCAACATGAGATGATTCGCAAGCTTGCCGATCAGGGAATCGGCAAATGTAGTGTAGAGGGTGATGATGTAAAAGGATATACACTAACATGAAAAGATTAAAAATAGATTTCTGTTGGGCTCGATGGATTATCGGCATCGGATGGAGTTCTCAATTTCGGTTTTTTCAGATTGCCGTTGGTCCTGTTGTGTTTGAGTGGTCGTGGTATACGCCATTAAGGTCCCGCGGAACGAGCAGTGAATAAGATTATTTGTGGTGATTCACTTAAAGTGTTGTCCGAAATCGGACACGCTCGAATGACCTTTGCTGACCCGCCGGACAATCTCAAATTGAAATACAATGGGTTCACGGATAAGTGGAAGTCGGAAGACGCTTACCTGACGTGGATGTTTGATGTCTTTCAGGCAGGGACTTTTACAAGTGATGTTTTTTGGTTCAGTCATTTCTACAAATGGACCAGTTACATCCATAGATTTGCCTGCCGCGATAATCGTGACATCCGCATGTTCATCTGGCGATTCACGTTCGGTCAGCATCGTAGAACAGACTGCGGCAATGGTTATCGACCGATCCTTCGTGTGAGCAAACCAGGTGTGAAGTGGAACACTAATGCAATCCGCGTCCCATCCTGGCGGCAGATGAAGTACAACGACAGACGAGCCAACCCAAATGGCCGTGTCCCTGATGACGTGTGGGATTTTCCTCGCGTCTGCGGCACATTCCATGAGCGGCGGAAGTGGCATCCTACACAACACCCCGAGGCTCTAATCGAGCGGATGATCCTCATGAGCACGAAGCCCGGTGATCTGGTGGTAGACATGTTCGCTGGTTCCGGCACAGTCAATCGTGTTTGTCAGCGACTCGATGAGAATGGTCAGGGTCGGGATTGCATCGGCATTGACGTATCGCCGTTCTATTGCCGGAAGATTGCCGAGGAATTGAACATTGAATCGGAGGGTGTATGACGTGGTGTGATGTCCTGACTAAAGCGGGTTTTCCGACTGAAGCCGTGGTCCTTGACTTCGAAACTTACTTCGATAAGGATTATTCACTATCGAAGATGTCTACAATTGAATATGTCAAGGATTCGCGGTTCATTTGTACTGGTCTGGGTGTGCAACGACTCGGACAAGATGCGTCGTTCATTGAACCTGATCGGATTGACATGGTTCTCAAAGCCACTCAGCGCCGCTTCGGTTCTGATCTGGAAGACATTACGGTTGTCATGCAGAACGCCAAGTTTGACGCCCTGGTCCTTCAGGAGCATTTCGGTATCACGCCCAGGCACGTGGTAGACCTGATGGACTTGGATAAGATGTGGGATGCGCGGAATCGGCACAGTCTAAAGGAGATGGCGAAGCGATGGAAGGCCCCGAGTCTTAAAGGCGACACGAAGCAATTCATGGGTTATCACTATGAGGATATGGACGCCGAGTTGCGGGCAAAGTTTGTTGAATACACGCTTAATGATGTGGAGATTGAGGCGTGGTTGTTCAGAGAAATGATGCCGGTCGTGGTCAGTCGTCCCGAGATTGAACTGCCGGTGGCAAACTTCACTCTGCACATGTTCCTTCATCCCTGCTTTGAAATTGACATGCAACTCGGCGAACGAATTCTTGCAGGGATGGAGATGGAGATGCTGTCGCCGATGGAAAACTTATATCGGCAGCACGGACTCAACATCGGCACGGGCGACGTCAGCAAGAACGCCGATTTTTTCCAGCTCTTGAAACAATACTTGCCGAAAGGTGAAACTGTGCCGATGAAACAGGGCAAGCGCGGTTTGATCCCGGCCTTTGCCAAGGATGATGAGGGAATGCGGCAGCTTCAGGAGCACAGTGACCTCGTTGTCCGGGCTCTGGCACAGGCACGCGGAGCAATACAATCCTGGCCATTGCACATCGCCAAGGTCCGGCACATTCTCGACCAGGCCCGAGCCAAGAATGGCATGATCGGCGCACCGCTCGGTTATCATAATGCGCATACCGGCCGTTGGGGGGGTGCAGAAAAGATCAACCTCCAGAATCTTGGTGGTGCCGGTCGCGGAGGATCGGCACCGCATGAGTTGATCCGTAATGTGCGTCACATGCTGCGGGCTCCAAAGGGCTACGTGCTCGGTGTTCAGGATTTTAGCAAGGTTGAAGCTATCGGCGTAGCCTGGCAGGCCGGGCAGGAAGATTTGGTTGAGGGTTTCCGTAGTGGGGCCGATGTGTATTCGGAATTGGCAATGGAATTGTTCGATAAGAGGGTATGGAAATGGGATAAAGATAAAGATGTTGAAGAATATCCCGGCCAAAAGAATGAAATCGGTACTATGCGTGGCTTTGGCAAAGATGCCATTCTGGGTGCAGGTTTCGGCCTCGGCGCATCCAAGTTCTATGACCGTTGCTATGCCAACGACACTCTGCGGCCCGCTTTCGATTCGGGACGATTCGACATGCCATTCATTGAAAGCGTCATTGATACCTATCGAAAGAAATATACCTCCATTCCGGCTTACTGGCGAAAATTGGAAATGGCGTGGCGGTACGTGACACGATTTCCGAGAGAACGATTACAGTTACCGGAGTGCGGCTTGGAGTTTTGGCATGACGGGGGAGCTACGTTCATTCGTCTGCCTAGTGGTCGCAC